TCCTGTTTTGGATCACTCGCTCCTGAATCATCCTAGCTGCGAGAGACAACAGAAACAACCTCCGTGGGTCTCCACTCGCTAGAGACACCGGCTGACCGGCCTCGCGTGCAGCTTCCTCGAACCCAGAAATAATCCCTGCCTCAATAGCTCTAGGATCTGTCTCGACAAAATCAATGTCTGGAAAATTGTCAAACGGTGAGGGCATCGGGTGATACGTTAATTTTGACAGTGGCGATCAATCCACCATCCATAGCATTTGAGATGTCAAACTTGATATCCTCAAGCTGCACACGTGGCTCGTATTCGCCCAGAGCTATCATCGCCGCTGAGATGAGTTGGTTGATAACAAGATTCATAGGCATATCGATGTAGGACATATCCATGCCAAAACTCCGATCCATCTGCTGACTGCCCTTGGGGGTCATGAGGATTGTCCTAACATTCTGCAAAATTTCAGCTAAGCCAGTCGCGCCGAAGTCAACGTCAACCTCTGTTAACTCTCCTTGGTTAATCGCTGTTATGTGCCAATCGATGTTCATTTGGTGCTACTATATGAAAACGTGGTTACGTTCGGATCAGAGATCGGTACTCCTTCATACTAACGTCGATGGATGCTACTATTAACGTCCCCATGCCGTTGGTGTGTTCGTAAGTTGACGTCACCTCAGTTAGCACAAACTGAGACGTGAAACTACCAACTGGCCGACCTCCAACAATCAGCGGGTAAGCTTGTGCTCGGCTCAATAGACCCTTCAACAGCGGTATAGCTACCATCGGCACTGTAGTATGCCCCGTAATAAATTTCATACTGAACGACGCTTCGTCGTTCTCAAGGCCTACAAACTCTGTGATGGGTTTGGAGCCTAGGATTTCGTGCTCGACGTATTTAGCTTTGGAGGATTCCTCTAACTCTTCAATCAGGAACCCTTGCCTAGCAGCTAACCCAAAGACAATCTGTCCGTTTCCGTAGAGTCCAACGATCACTCCCTTGGCTGGATGTCAACTAAGAGCCGACTCCCGCCCCTGTGGAGTCGATCCACAGTCCGGAAGCTGTGCCGTTCCCAGTCACTTTAATATCGCTGCTAAAATCGGCTCCTTCGGCTGTCAGAGAACCTTCGACAGTTAGGTTTCCGGTAATTTTGACGTCACCCTTTAACTCAACATTAGGAGCTTCTACGGTCGCTGTGCCTGACACTTTCGCGTTGAGGTTGGCTTGTGTATCTACCTCAACGTTATCTTCGCTCCCTAGTTTAATAGGACCTTTTGTTTTGAGGTTGATAGGGCCCTTGGAGTCTAAAATTAGTGTGCTGTTGGATGGATCAAATGTTAGCGTTGTGCCGTCGTCGAACGTGACGTGCGTGTTATCCAGATTCCCTTGAGTCGGCGATTTAACGGAACCGTTGTAGACCGCACCCGCAACGACGCCTTGTTCTGGCCCATCAGCAAAACGAGTAACCACAACCCGTTCACCAAGTCTAGGACATCGGAACCATGTCGTCCCAACCGTGCCGGATTGTAGCACTGGAAACCACGCACTGGTTTTTCCAGTCTCGGGCCAAGTTACTCGCACCAGCGGACCCCTGATCGGATCGTTCTTGCGTTCTGAAACCACAGCAACCGTGGCGAGCGTTTTGTATCGGGGATTCCCCGGGTATTCTCTATTGAAAAACATTAGTAGCCTTTCAGCACTTTGCGTAACGATAAATTGCAGACATAACCACTCGCCCTGTCAATTCTGTGCGCGACTTTTCGGATTAAGAAATTAGCGTCGCCGAATTTAGGCCCCCAACTGTTATCAAACCTAACCACTGTTCCAGCGACCCATTCCACTGATCCTGGTAACGTTAGATCGATCTCCCATTCAGATCTATTTCGTTTACGGCATTGTGCCTTCGCTCGTTTTGTAGCTGCCGTTTTGCTTTTGGGGTCTGAGTCAGTGAACTCCCATGTGGGCGCATCCCAGCCTGGCGGTAAATCTTGAGTGAAAAAATTGTCGGTCATGTGGAGACCGAATTCGGGAAATGTTGGCCGGTCATAGTCAAGATCAACTTTGTCTCCCACCCCTTCTGGTGTCTCACTCGGTACAAATTCTTCTCCCGCGACTTTTCCGGTGTCCGGATTCATGTAGGATGCCCTCACGCCTTTAACCGTCCTGTTTGAGGAGGTTCTGAGCCGCCAACTAGTGATAGGTGAGACGTCACGAGTTAACGTGGTCCACGGCTCTTGTGCATCTAATTCCGCTTCATCGAAAATGATAATGGTCTGTTTCTGGACCTTGAGGCAGAGACCAGCGTCCGTAGTTAATCGGAGTAACAACCGCCCGTCGCTCTCGTAGTCCTGATCGCACCGTGCCATCTGCGGGTTTTCCTTCGCCCGATAGTCGAGCTTCATCCCAGACTCCTTCGCAATCCATTCGGCGATTTGTTTGAGCGTCTGGTTCTCCCAACCGTTACTTTTGACAATGCCTTTTAAGGTGCTGGAAACCGGGATAGACGTGGCCTTGATCTCAACAACGCTTGGGTTGGAACTGTGATCGATTCGATTGACGTAGAACGAGCCGCACTCAACCTGCAATCTCTCACCGGGTTTGGCCCAATCTTGGGTCTGGATTTTAGCAATGATCTCCGTGCCTTTGTCAATCGTCCATTCGCGTAGATATTTGTGTCGAGCGTCTGAGAGTTTGATCGTGATCGTGTCTGCGTTCCTCTCGACGTCATCCGAATGATCGAAACTGATGAGGTCTGGGGCGAGTTGCTGGGTGACGTCTGTACCAGCGATGGACAAGGCTACGTTGGTTCTGCGAGCTGGTGACCCGCCTATAGCGCGGACGAGTTGTGACGGACTATTCTGAGTCATCATCAAATGATGACTGATGTCAAACAAGCCTAATCCAGGACTCGAACCCGGTACATTCAAAAGTATCCTCCGCGTGATCGCTCGGCATAAGGGTATTGCAGAGAATTTGCACAAAACGGTTGAAAATTTGCCGCAGATAGTGAAGGAAATGGTCTTACAGTCGATAAGAAAGTGAGCATCCCCCCTGATATACGAAATGGACGAAAAACCTCCAGAAATTGCACACGATGAATCTCTGCCTGAAGGCACAATCTTCCTTCACCTTATTGATCAAAAGGAAGGAAAGTACAGACTCTTTTCTCGTAACAGTGACGGTGAGATGAAATACACGGGAAATTTCGATGACCTAGAGAGCGCCAAAACATATGCTGATCTGTTGGATTTGAATAAAAATTGAGTCGGGAGATCAAACGCCGAAAAACGCTTTAAGGACCAGGGATGCCACGCCCGCAATGAGCAGACCGAGCATCCATTTCAACAGCAACATTTCGCCATGCACCTTCTCGAAACGGGTATCCATGTGTCCAAAGCGCGTGTCGAGGCGTAACTCTAGTTCTCGTAAATCCCCTTTAGTCGCAAGCTCCGCAGCTTCGTGCGATTCTCGCACAGCTGTAGAGAGAGCTTCGGCTTGCGGCTCTGGTACGCCGGCTTCTTCGAGCGTCTTAACGAATTTGTGGGTATCGAATGTAACGGTTGCCATACGGTAAAGTTCTTGTGTTTCAGTCCTTTATACACCATTCAGCGTCCGTTGAAAAGGGTGATTTACTCTTCAACGTCAATGACTTGGTGAAGAGCGATCATCCATCCGATAACGGTCCAGCCCAGAAGCAAGTTCAGAATAAAAATACCGTTTTAATCGCGAGCCAGAGTCCCGCTTGCTGGCCCTATTTTGACCATCCCTGAAGATGAGCCGTCCTCGATATCGAGGGTCAGAGGTTGGCTTAGGCTCTCTGTTGGAACCAAGAATGCAACGGTAATAGGTTTCGAGAATTTTGGGAGAATCTCAACTCCGAATAAGTGGCCGTTCTTCGCATTCCATGTCGCACCGTCATCCACATTGTATCTCAATCCATCGCTGCTAAAAATATGAAATTTCACGTAACACTCAGCCGTCCGCGGTGTTCGATTTTCCACCTTGAAGTCCACAACCAGATAAGAAGTGCCATTTTCTGCCGTTGCGAATCCTATGCTGTCCTCATGGTGTACCCGCACTACGGTATATTTAAAGCCCTTCAGGCTGACTGAATTGTTCTGATCGATCGGATGTTCGTTATCGGAAGACGGGTCGTGGTAGTCGGCGTTCTGACGCTTCGTTTTATAAGATTCATGCTCAGACAAGAATCCACTCAGCAATGCGATCACAAATGGAAACAAAATGGCTAGAGCAAGCAGGACCCGCCAGTGTTTCATGCACTCATTCCACTATACACCACAAAATTTGCAATGAAATTCCTGCGCTGAGACCAAAATGAAGATTGTGGCCAGCGCTAACCCTGCCTCTGCCACGAAGCCGGACCGAACTGAGGACGCCCAGAAGTACTAGGAACCCTAGTCACTTTGCGCCAGGGGGCCGGACCGAATGCTTGTGGGATGGTCTTGACTTCGGGGAGGATTAGCTTGATGCCCGCACTGAAGACTACAGTCATTCTGTGATTCGGATTGAACGCAATGAGCCGATCAACAAGGTGCTCTGATCCCAGTTGCTCGAAAGCAATCTGATCCCATTCGTCTCCCTGCTTTGTCATGTACATCGCCATATTAAGTCACAGCCATCGAATAGTCATCTTCCGATGCCTCCTTTATTAGGGATAGGATATCACCAGCAACTTTCTGAGCAGTCCCGGAATCAACGCCGGTGATGTTAATCGTGGGTTTGATGACTATGGTCTTGTGAATAGTTGGTGACGAAGGAGGAGCGCCAACACCCATTGCACCAGCTGCTGCATCGAGGAGATCCAGGCTGCGCTTGTTTCTGCGCAACGGAATGATTGCTTCGGGGCCGGCTTCGCCGATCATCGCGAGATGGGCTTTCCGAAAGATTCCACCAGTTGCGCGTCTGGGAACTGGCTGGATTTCAGCGCTAGGCGAACTCTGTGCTCCACCAAGTCTGAAGGCTTTTTGGAAGTCCGCTGTGAGGGTTCTATAGATACTTCCTACCGGATCAGAAGCAACTTCTGCAATATCATCCCCCAGTTTCTCCATGGGTCTCACTCCAAAGGTCTTCGTCCCTAATTTGTACAACTCTCCTCCGATATGAAGGACGCCACGAGCAGGCGCACCCAGAGCCCCTATTATTTTACCCACACCACCAAGCGAGTCTGCGACCTTCTTCGCGACCGAGCCAAGGTCCTCTAGACTGGTTACTATCGAGTTAAAGTTGACTGCTGCTATTTTACCTAATCCTTCTCCTGCGGCTTCAAATTGTGGACGTATATCCTTAATGACCCTACCCAAGTCCTCAAAAGTCCATCCCAACCTGTCGAACACCGTCACGCGATAACCAGGTGTCATAAAAGAAGATGGATTGAACTGCCGATCACCAAAGCCTTTCATTTGCGAGAGACCGCTATTCAGTCTGAATTGGCTGTTCAACATGTCTTGTGACGGTTGCAGCTTACTAGCCCAGTTATACTTCTCCTCTCTGAAGAAATTCTGGAACGACCTAGCTGCATTGGCGAACATGGCTTCGTGACCGAACCCCTTGGCGAAACTACCAAAGAGAGCTTGCATATTTTTCCCAAGCTCACCGAACACACCACTGAGCGATTTCCAAACACCAACAACCTCAGGAGACTTCAGTTTCTCAATCAACTTTGCTACCCAATCAAATGCCCCCTTGATCGCATTAACAGTTGGTGAAAGCGCCGGCTCGAGAGCCGACAGAATTTGATAACTTATCTCCTGCCACTTATCCTTGATCTGGATCAGTTGTTTCCCGTATCTATCCAAAAGCTGGTTAGCTTTGTATTGTTTCAAGGCTAACTTCCCTGGTACAGTGTCAGCTAACTTCGCGTATTGACCTCCACGATATTTCTGTAACATCTGCACAAGGTAATCGATGCGCCCCGCGGACGTGCGTAGTTCCTCGAAGTGTTTCCGTTCGTCTTTACGTAGACCTAACTCGTCCGCGAAACGGCCAAGCTGGCCACCCTGGACCGCTTTAATAATCCTCTTAGCAACAGCCTGGGCATCTCCAACAGTTGCATTGGTCTGATGCTCGAAAGCGAGGTAATCCGCAATACCTGGGGCAAGCTTGCGCATCTCAGCAAGCCCAGCGTGAGGACCTAGAGTCTCGAAAGCCCCCTGGAAGACGGATTTTTTGATGGCAGAGAGGTTTTGATACTTCTCGGACAGAAGCCCAATACCTCTGATTTGAGCCTGGATCGCTTCTTCACCTCGCTTCGCGATAGCAGGATTGTTTCGCAACGCAGCTTCAAGCTTTTGAGGGTTACCTACATTCTCCACAAATTCATCGATTGATTTGCTGAAGAACCCGGACACAGAACGAAAACCGAGATAAGCAGCGGACATAGCGCCCATCGCAGCCACAGATTTAGCTGCCATAGCACCCATCGCCTTCGTGGAGCTCATGATGCTGCCAACAAATCTCCCTCTGATGCGCGCACCGAGATGAGCGAAGCTTCTGTCGATGCCGGTTGCGGCCTTATTACCGGCCCTCTCCAAAGAGCCAAAACCTTTGGATGCTTTGTCGACCGAGTTATTGAAACTGCGGTTTATCCGCCCACCGATCTCGATCGCTGCCTCAAACTTCTTTTGACTAGCCATTTTTCTCCCTAGCTTCCTCCCTAATTTCTTGCAATCTGTTAATGTTAGTTATCCACGCGAATAACTTTGGTATTGGCACCTTCAGCCAATATTCGAGACTGCCACAATTTTCTGCGAGCGAGTAAACAGCCTGCATTAGCTTCTCCTCTGTTGGAGTGAAATCGATGAATCCGTATGCGCCGCGTTCTATGAGACCATATCGACGAAAAAACTTTCAACAATCTTTCCGATCTTCAGAGCGTCTCCGCCGCCGAGCCGTGAAGTTAGATCGCCAACGATCATCTGATTCATTTTTGCTACGTACCTGAACGGGAGGTAAGCATCACTGTCAGTGGGGTTGGCTTTAGAGAGAGCGACATGCTCATTTTGGGTCGATATGACCTCATCAGCAGACAACGCATCCATGTCCAAAATCAGCTTTGTAACCCTCTTCCCATTAATCTCGAAAGGTTTTCTAAGCTCGTAGGTGGCCAACGGGGCGTCAGTGTTTGATGCGATATCAGTTTTCGAAGTAGTTTCCATATAACAAAAGACCGCGTGTCAACCAAGACACGCGGCCTTTATATGCCGGAGGAGGAAACCTAAAAAACCCCTCCGAGCTCATTGTACCTAAGCAACAGAAATTAAGAAATACCTAAATCGCTGCGGACTTTCTTCAGATGGTCTACTCCATCAAATTCACAGACCATGTTGTCTGGATCGATCATCATTATACGCTGATCGTTGTGGTACGATGTGATTGAATACACCACAATCTCGATCTCGACTCCCTGTCCCTCAGCGACTTTGATGCTCCCAAGGTTAAGACCTTTGGGAGTTATTTTTAGTACATACCGATCTAGAATCGGCGCAACTTTGCCCGTCAACTTATCTTGGTGCTGAACTTCCGATCTTATCTCAATGTGTTGGATCTCCGGCGCAGCGAGTCGGTAGACATCCGGCGTCGGCGCATGGAAATGGATCGTAGCTTCCATAGATCCTACATGTCCGAGAACAGGGACTGTAGTTTCACCGGACCGTCCAAAACCTTTAAGCGTCTCCGTTAGATATTCTATCTTAGACAGGTCAACTGAGGACATCCCTAGGAATGCGTTATTTCGGTTGATCCAGTACCCGAAGCCGTTGATGTTTGTTTGTGGAAGTAAAGGCATAATTATTTACCTGCGGTTAGGCTAGAAGTGTAGTTAATGTCGAATTCTATTCTATGCTCAATGTGCTCAGCGGGAGTGACCCATCCGAAAGAGCTCCGGAATACATAGTGTCCATCCATTATCTGGTTATCCGGGTTTTCGTCTTTCGGGAATTCGATTCTACCCCCGAGAATAGCGCCAGCTGACATCCAGCCGTTATAGTCAAGCTGAAGTGTATCTGCTACCCCTTCCAACAGTCGCCGGTTACCCGGCTTGTCGGTGAACTGAACGGTCCGCATCACCGCATTGTTACCTGCGAAATCAACCATGCGACCCACCGGGATAAACATATTTTGTATGTCCGTATCTGACGGATAAGAAGCCGCTCTGCTGCCCCAAATCTTCCATCCGTTGTCGTTGATCGCCGTGACAATTCCAATCCCGTTTAGGTAATTAGCTTGAGACAACGGAAGCTTCACTGGCGTTCCGTCCGCTAAACACAACCCATCAATTTTAGCTGGTTTGTTAGATGCAGACTCAAATGGAATGCCTCGGTTACTAGCATCAACCTGTTTCGCAACGCATACATAATCGGTAGAGAGGTTAGAAACCACGCCGTCCACCATGACGTTTGGCCAAAGCGCAATCTGCCGTGGGTCAACGATGTTGTGACCGTTTTTCGCAGACAGGACTTCTGCAACCGTCTTGGCGAGGGTTGTATCCAGATCCACAACAACACGGCAGCTGTACCGACTATCGATTTTCTGAGCTTTCGCGGTAGCGACTGCTACAACTGATGCAGAACCACGCCCTGGGATGTGGATGAATCCAGGAATAAGCCCGAATTCGGTGGGGACCATCTCAATGAGTTCCAAACCGGTATACCTATCGGTCGCGGCATCGAATCCGCCGATAATGTCAGAGTCAGTCACAGCACTCGGGTTAATTTTGTCATACCCGATACTCAACGATTTCTCTGCTGCCGCTGCACCGGTCTTTAGGACAGTGACTACTAAATTTTCGTCCTTATTGTACGAGAGAAGATAGTCGCTTCCGAGTACATAAGTTTTATCACCGGATATGTTTTTAACGACAACGGAGTCATAAATCGCATCGTCCGGGGTGACAATTCGTCCGTCGACGACGGACTTAGTGAAAGGTGAAACCGTTTTGTAATGAACATTCGGATCTAGGACGTTGATCAGAACAAGCGGTCCGATTTTGTACTTCCGGAACGCCTTGTCGACGAGTTCACACAGAGTGAAGGCTTTATAGTTTTTAGATTGGTCTATGCTCTTGAAAGCTGTAGCCAAGCTATCGGCAAGGATTAGCTTATTGACCTGGGAAGCTCCGCCCGGAAGTCTGTGTACAGGAGCCGTGCCGAACGAGACAATGACTCCATCTGGCGTGAGAGGGGCTCTGACTCTTGTAGGAGTGGCCGACCACGTGGGACCGTGTTGGAAATTTAGGGAACTAGCCATGAGAGTTAATTGGTTATGTGTTTATAAAGTGTGGAAATTGTTGAGTTAGGGTCATTCAAATCTCGGACCGCATTTGGGAGCTGTTCTACGTCGACAAACAGACCCGTTAATGCTGGTCTCTCTTGCAGGAGTGGTGTCAACGTGTCTGGGAGACCATTCTTAAAAACACAGAACCTCCGCAGGACGGTCCCAATGTTGGGACCGACGTAGATGACAGTTTTCGGCACTTCTTTCTTCGCTTCTTTCATAATTCCTCAACCGCCATGTAGTGTCGCATCGAACCGCGATGAAGGCGTTTCTATAACTAGTGTGACTGTCAACATGCCGAAAAACATCGGGGCTAGTTCACAACCTTGTTGGAGTTCACAACTGACAGGACCAGCCAACGGGAATTCGTCTGCGATGTGCCGTTCCGTGTACAAGCCAGTGAC